TAATTGCCTATGTTGAAGGCCTGGGCTTCAAGCTGGTTACAGCTTATTTTGCTACTGCCAGCGATATGGACGGCGACTACCATTTTACACGTAAATAATGTAAAGAACCCACCTTAGGGACCGTTGTCGTCACGGGGGCAGGCTTGCTTGCCCAGGCGTCCGCGCAATTGAACTTGCCCGCGTAGTGGTAGCCGGATAAAGTAACCGGCACTAAATACAGCTATGAGAGCTAGAGAATTCCTTAACGAAGAACCAGTAATGTCACTTGTAAAAAAAGTGGCCGCTACCAATGGTATCGTCAATCCTAATTTAATCAAAGTAGGACAGCAGTTAACTCTACCAGACGGTAAAACCTATACTGTGGCTCCAGGCGATACACTTTCGGCCATAGTTACAGGACAATTTAAAGGCAAACCTCCTGTTGCAGGATCTGTAAAAACAGGACCTAACCCTAATATCGACGACCCAACTAGACAGCGAGCACAAGCTTCTGTGGCAAACTTACCAGGACCCGGTCCGGATACTAAACAGCCTAACACAGTACCGAGTGGTTGGACAGACTCAAATGGTAATCCTGTAACATCAAGTGATGGAACACAGGTAGGATCAGGATCTACTCCTCCAAAACCTAACAAGCCTGGGCCTTCTAAACCAGAACCTACTCAGGATAAAACAACAGATTCGTCAGAAATAAAACCCGTGAATGGTTCTATAAGTAGTCCTTTTGGAAATCGAACAAATCCTATTACTGGACAACCTCAATCGCATGCCGGTGTTGATATTCCAGTTGTTAAAGGAACACCTATAAAAGCACCAGTATCGGGAAAAGTTACACAGGCAACTCCTGAGTCTCCGGTATGTGGCGGCACCATAGCAATTTCAAATGGTAAAATTCAACACAGATTTTGCCACTGTTCTAAAGTTGATGTACAGGTAGGACAAGAAGTAGCTCAGGGAGAGATTGTAGGATTAACTGGCGGTAAAAAAGGCGACTCAGGCGCAGGTGCCTCCACTGGCCCACACTTGCACTGGGAAAAGAAAGATCTTGCAAGCGGTAAATTAATGAATCCAGTTGCATTAGCATAAGGTAAAAAATGAGAGCAAAAGAAATCGCCAGCGATGACAATAAAGATAGATTCGTTAAAATGTTTAAAGACTTTTTACCGTTAGCTATGCACTACATTGGATTAAAAAGTTTACCTAAAATAGTTTTCAAGAAAAAAATAGGCGATCAAAAACAACCTACATTTGGTATGTATGTTACAGATGAAAAAACACTGTATGTTGCACTAGTTAATAGACATCCTAACGATATACTAAGAACTATTGCACACGAATTAACTCACTACAAACAAGATACCGAGCACGAGCTCAATGACGATAGTGGCACTACAGGCAGTCCTGAAGAGAATGATGCTAATGCAGTTGCTGGTATAGTCATGCGCCATTTCAATAAAAAGTACCCAGCATATTTGAATGATAGACCTGTAATTGCAGAATCTGTAATTTCAATTCATAATCAATAAACCGTTAAACTACCTGTTTATAAATAGGTGATGCAACAGAAATACCCTTTTTGGGCAAGAGCCCGCCATCACTTATATCACAGCAATATGACCTATTGGTATCATTGCTGGCATAGTTTCTATAACGGAACACGTTTGTTATGGTTAGTATTAACTAGTTATATACACGGCATATTTCCTTGGTTGTTTAAATTTCATGCGGCTCATGGCATAATGAGAATCAATCAAGAACTTATTCAACAACCTCATTTAAAAAAAGCCTACGAAGAGATACAAAAAGAATATGAATGATCAATTTCCTCCATCAGTGCATGTTTTATACTCACCCGGAATAGAAAGATTTTTTGCTATCACAGGAGTCGATTTATTCACATCTATGGAAATAGCTCAAATATTAAGTTCTAAAATACCTTCTATTGTTGTGTTCAGTATGAAAGAAGGCAAGACTCCGTTCTTTAACGACAACTGCCACGAATATACATTAAAGGATAAAAATGTATATAAAAATAGTTACGAAATACAAGCACCAAGATACAACAAATTTTTAAATGTTGACGACATAGAGTATGTTGAAGAAATGCCGATTGACTATCATCCACAACACAATTTTAAAAATTGGCAGATGTTAACCAAACTTAAAAATTATGCACAGTTTGTAATTAACGTATGGTATACCGCCAAAGTTTGTGAAGTAACACATAACATACTTCCTGAGAGACAGTACGCAGACAGTTACTTCAATGGATTGTTACCAGAAAACTTTATTGCAAATATAGACACATCAATGGGAACAACACCACAAGGTATTACAGCTGAAATTAAAAAGATATTATATAATTGTAATACTCCTAGAGAAGCAGTAGAACAATTTGACATAATGTGGAAAAATAATAATACAGTACAAACAATGTACTGGCGTACAAATTTTTATAAGATGTCGGGTATAGACCCACAGGTAACTCCTTTAAAACCTAATTTAGACAAATATGTAGGTTGGATAATGTAATGGATAGAAAACTAGAATTAACTGATGAATTGTGTTTTAGCTCTATTAACTTTAATGGTTATACTAACGACTATTGGACTAAAGTTTACAACAGCACAAGCCCGGGTGGAAAATTTTGTATAGATTTATCTCGTAGGTTTAATCCTAACAGGTTTGTTTCTCGAAATGAAAGCGTCTGGAGTATGCCTTGGCCACAAGAGATAATGCCAAAGTATAGAATGGTTACACCTGATCCTAACTTTAAATTAACGTTCTCTGAATGTTGTGATTTAAAAGCCATGGATTTCAAACGTAGGATACATGAAAAAAATGAAAAGTTTGCCATGTTGTATTCAGGCGGACTTGATTCAACTCCAATGGTCGCGGCATTGATTAAAAATTTAACAGCAGAAGAATTAAAAAATGTTGTAGTATATACTTCAATGCCTGCTGTAATTGAAAATCCTGTGTTCTGGAAAAATCATATCTATGGAAAAATAAACGTAATAGACAGTCTTCCTAAAAAGTACGACTGGCTGTTACAGAACGGATATACTCCTGTTACTGCCGATGACGGAGATTGTATATTTGGTACACTTATTGGTCTGGCATTTTATGCTAACTGGGAAGCACTGGCTACCAAGGCGAATTTAAGTGCAGAGAGTCGCGCTCATCTTAAAACTATTATTCACAGATTTAACGATCCAGAAGTTCATTATTCAGAGTTTAAAGATTTATTAATTGCACACATGGGTATTCCTCCAAATCAAGGATTTCCTATCGTTGGACAAGAAAATCCTGATCCAAACTTTGGAAGATTACTGTATGCTAAGTTTGATTTAAATTGTCGTACCGCTCCAATTGCTATCCGTAGTCTACACGATTTCTTTTGGTGGATGATATTTAACGTTAAAATGTTAAACTGTGCAGTACGTGGAGCACTTTATTACAATGACAACGTAGATCCAAAGACTGCGGTGCTTGGCACAGAAAACTGGTATAGTGATCCACTATTTCAACAATGGTCCTTGAACAACAATAACAATGGACAAAAAGTAGGAAACAGCGCGGCCACATATAAACAAGCGGCTAGAGATTACATTTATGATTTAGATCGCAACGATTGGTATAAAACTTTTAAAATAAAAATACCAAGTATGAACTTGAATGCCTACAGACAAAAGGCAGATCTTGATTCTATAAACGGTCGTCCAACATCAAGATTTGGACTTACTACCGACTGGGAGTTATTAATGATTGAAAACTCCGACGTTAAAGAATACATCGAATACCATTTAAATAATTTCCAAATTGATTGGGAGGACAAATGAAATATAAAATCAGCGACTCAATTGACGGCTCGGGCGAAGCCGTTACAGTTTGGCATACAGACTGCGTAGCTCAGGAACATGCTGTTGTAGCAATGTATTTTAGAGGTATGACATACCTTCTTGAAAGAGGCTGGAGCCAAATGCCATTCATTGTAAATCCAAAGCACAAAGCAATTTGGGTTGAAAATAGCAACGGAGTTCCAATGGGTGGAGTAGTTTACGAATACCACGTGGCTAATAAACAAGGGTGGATACATTTGATATTCACGGATGAAGAATACCGAGGACGACACATTTATACAATAGTACAAAAAGCTCTTGAAATTGAAACTATTAAACTTGGCGGAACTAGCATTGGCAGTATGTCCCATGTGGACAATGTTGCACGTCTAAAAGCCGGTGCAAGAGAAGGAATGTTGCCGCAGTTTCATAGGTTATATAAAGACCTAACACCCGAGTTGGATGCAATCAAGAAAGATATGTCGGACAAACTTAGAAAACCGTGGTCTGCCATTACTAAAGAACGCTGGAACGATCGACTAGGCTTAGACTAATAAAAAACCCCGGAGTTACCCGGGGTTAGTCTTTATATATTATATTCGGGCTATGCCCTCTATTATTATTCTATATGTAATATATATTTACTTTTTAGCTAAAGAGCCAGAATTAACAAAGCTGTACATTTTTTCAGCTGTCTCAAGAACTTTATCAAGTCCCGGAAACTCTGGCATACCAACTGTGGTAACGATCTGACCAGTTTTCTCGTCGCGCTTGGCACTCATTTCCCAACCGGCAAACTTTGTAGAATGCTCTGATTGTACTAGATCCTTGGCCATGCCCAAGATATCTGTGCGGATTTCATATCCGTTTTTGTTGAATTTAACTTCTGGTAGTTTTGGTGTTTTAAATGCTTCTGACATAATTTTCTCCTTGTGTGTATGTCTGTTATATAGATACTTCGTTTTCTCTATATACTATTATATATGCCTATTGACAAAATAGCAACTTATTTTTTGAACTTTTTTATTCGTTCCTTGATAATATCTACTATTGTATCACTAAGCACAACTTCGTAGTGGTTATAATCTACTTCCACTAATTCCATATCATCATGATGCTTCATGCTTGCTATGGTTACAACTCCGTCATTGGCTTCTGCCATAAACGGACTTTGTCCTTTTACAGTAACCACGTTGGTCCACGGATGCTGTATTTTAATATTTCTTGCTTCTTTCATTGCCCAACTACTAGGACCGATGTCGCGCATTAGTCTGCTGAATGGTAAGAAGAACTTAGCAAATTCTGCTACTTCAGCGCCGCCATATGGTGTACTTAATGTAACAGCACCTAGAACCTGTTTGGGAATAGCGTTGGCCAAGTGTAATGCATATATACCTCCTAGACTATGTGCTACAAAGAATACATCTTTAGTCTTACCGATTTGTTCTTTAATAGCCGCTAGGTTGTTTTCAAATCCGTTACGACTGTCGTAATTAACAGTCATGTCTGTTCCGCCTATCTTACTTCGAATATAGTTAAAACTTTCACTAGTAGCACTGGCACCGTGAATATAAACTAGTTTCATTTTTCTGGCCAAGGAGTTGGATCAGGTATAGCACATGGTCCTTCTGCAGGCTCTGTACTATAATCTGCCGGTGTAATAATTTCCAAATACTCCATGTCTGGGCTGTAGTCGTACAAGTAGTGTACGATACCTGGGCGTTGCTGTACGCAGTCGCCTGCTTCAACTAGGTGTATTTTGTCTTCGTACATGAACTTGGCCCAACCCTTTAACATGTAAACGATTTGGAACTCAGCTACATGAATATGCCAGCCTGTACCGCCTGAGTTTTCTGGGGGCAAGTTGGCCTTTGTGATGTGTGCCAGGACGCGACCGTTAGTAGCGTCTGCTACTCCTAGGTCTTTGTATAGGAAAAAGTCTCTTAGACCTCCTCCTTTGAATTCTACTTCCGAACCTTTAACGTGCGAAAACTTAGTAGTCATTGCTACTCCTTCTGTGTGTGTTTATTTATTTTAAAGTTATTGTGCTATAACAAGGTAAGTTATAATAGCAACAATCGCCCATGCCGCTGTTTTCTCGCCATATTTTTGTTCAAAGTGTTGGATAGTGCTGAATACTTTACTCGCCATACAAAGCCCTGGCTTCGGTTGTACGACCTTGGCGAGCAAGATATGCCGCGGCACGAGCTGTACCCATTGCGTCAAAAAATGACCAGATTGATTTGATAATATTTTTCATAGATATCTTTCCTTTTGAGAATTGAATTGTCGGATGTAGTTTTCCAACTGTGCGGCATCGGTAATGCCTTTGTCTGCTAGATAAGCATCTAGACTTGATTGATAACTGCTACCTGGAAACATTTCTGTTAAACGTTCTAGGATAGATTGCATTTTTTCTGATAGATATTTCATTGTGTTTTCCTATGTGTGTAAAATCAGTAGAAACGTTATTAGTGTTTCTACTGAGTATTTAGCTATTATATATGGCACCCGCACAAAATACAAGGCTTTAAATTACCAAACTTCTGTGCTATAATAAGCTAAATATTACAATCACAAAGGAACTTACTTTGAAACGTGCTACCCGTAGTTTACTAGAAGAGCTCAATAGTATATCTGAGCGCAAGAATGGCGAGGCTATTGTCGAAGCCCGAGCCACCCATGTAATTAACAGTGCCATTAATTTGCTTAGTCTAATTAAAGAAAACTTTAATGAAGAACAAGCATATGAATTGGAACGCAGACTAATCAATAGTATTAAGACTGGTGACGCTAACAAATTTACCCGTAGCATACGTAGACTACGTGATAATAAAGAAACAGCACGAAGCCTTAAAATTGTCGAAGGCGATCTAAAAGACGACGATTAATGCCCATTCGGGGCAGTTTTTTCCAAATCGAATAAATATTATTACAAAAACACACTCCGGAGCGGAGTGAGACATATCGATTAAAGGAGAAAAATTATGTCAGCAGGTATTTCTAGAGTTCACGGCACAGCGGTATTACCACACCAACGTCCATCCACACTAAGCTTCTTCAACATTAGCTTACCAAACGCAGACGTCACAGGCGATATCGGCACTGTTAATGGCGCATTTGATCAAATCTTCCGTACGGCTGCTAGTCAGTTCGCTACAGTTGCTTTGGTTGGTACACCAGTATACACTGGCGGTAACACAGTTGTTAACTTCGCTATTGAAGATACTGGCGCTACAACAGACGCTAACCACCCAGCCGCTTCTGGTCTAGGTAAAGGCAGTTCTGAAGATACAACAAACGCTTATGCTACTACAGCATTAGCTCTACAAGGCTATATCCGTGCATTAGGTTCTTCAGTTGGTCCTAATACCAGAAACTTGTCTACAGCAACAGTTTCAGCTGGTGTTGTTGCTAGTTCTAGCACTAACCTATAATTTTTAAATTATAGCAGAAGGGGAAGTTTTTAACTTCCCTTTCTTTTTGACTATAAATAAATTATATAGGTACTTTATGCACACATTTGAGATTCTGACTTTAATTGATATTACCAAGACCAACGTTAATCGGCCTAATCAAGGAACTCAATTAGAATACAACCAAAATAGAAATTTTATTACACTTAGACAGTGTGTAGAATTACGTAGTATTATGTCTTACACTGAATCTCCTATAGTAGCAACGCAGGAAATTAAAGACTTAGGATTTGGCACCAACTACAAAGGTAGCCACGCAATTTGGAGTTTTAAATTTACTCCAGATCGAGATGGTGTGTATCAAGATGAGGACGGTATTGTGTTTGGTAAACTGTTAGAAGATTTGAACTCTGTACCAATTATCAAAAATCTTTCAGAAACTATAAATATAGACAAGGCGATGTTTGATTGTATCAATCTAGCCACTAAAAACACAATCATCAAGGCACACAAGGGCATTACTTAAGGCACCGTAATAGATAAACTGAAGGAGCGACTAAATGTCCACTAATGATATAATTGATATAGAACGAACAAACCTCGAGGCGCATGTTGATTTATGTGCTCAACGCTACAAGAGTTTAGATGACCGCCTTACCTCCATTGAAGGTAAATTCGGCGATCTAAAGAAACTAATTGAAGACGGCCACAGTAGCATGATTAAAGTCCTTGTTGGCACAGCAGGTACAGTAATTACTGGTATACTTGGACTGGTTGTAGTCGTTTTACAAAAGCACTAATATGAAAATATTTGAATTGGTTAAATCAGCGCCTACCATTACCGCTCCAGGTAATGTAGTAGCACCAGTGGGTCCTGGAGTTAAACCCAGCGGTAGTCAGCCAGTTCCTAATACAGAAGAAAAACCTAACACATCAAATACTCCAGATATTTTGCAACCCAATGCTCAAGGCCAACTGGCACAGCCCATGGGACAAAATACAAGTCAGCAGTTACCAAATGACGATCAGCAAGATCAACAACCACAGCAAATACAACAGCCTGAACAGCAACCAGCTCAAGACGCATTGACGTCACAAGATTTTAAATCACAGATGCAGGCGTTGATGATGAAACTACAACAAATTCAAGGGCAGGAGCCACCACCTGCATCAACTAACCCTCAGCCCGGAGTATCGGGATGAAAATAAAGCAATTACTATCTGGTTTTCCTACGCCTATATCAAATGAGGAAGATAGATTTATTGAGCACCACAGCGGTCCAGTTAAAATAAGTAGTTTAGATGAACACGATCAATGGCTTGCTCAAAGTCTTGTTCGCAAGGGCGTATATACTATAAGTAAAGATAGTAATACAATTATGCCTAATCTAAATGAAAACAACGACTGAAGAACTCTACCGTAAAATACAAAAACTTAGCGAGTCAGTCAAAGCTGACCTTCGCCGTAAGGGACTAGTTGTGCCAGTCAAACACAGGGACGGCTCAATCAACATTGGCTCCTATAAAATAATTAAAACAGAGCAAGGATACTCAATACTGGACTATACCAATGAGGTAGTACAGGATCATATCAACTTGCCGCAGACTGCTATACTCACAGCCAACAAGATGGCTCTAGGGCAGTACAAAGATACAGAATTGCTAATCAATGATACCAAATACGGGTATGCTGAGTTCGAGGAAGAGCTTTACAAGCGAGCATTGAAAAACAAAACCATCACTAATTTTGATATTCAAATTAGCAAGTATGGAACAGCCCATATCAAGAAAGAAACATACAAACGTGCCATTACTAATAGTTTCCAGAAACTCATTAAACTGATATAAATAACATTAACCAATTCTTGGAAACAAACATGAAAACTACTGATTTTAACAAACCCGTAACAAGTGCTTTACTAGAGACAAATCTAGTGAAGCAATTTGGTTCTAGAGTCAACCTAGAAAAATATGACCGTGAGCAATTAGAAGACATTCGTAATAAGCTTCGCACACGTATTTTTCAACATGAAGGTAAATCAAAAATGAATGATTTGCTGACTAACGAGACTTACCAAAAAGATAAGGCCATGTTAGAATTACTCAACTTAAGGATAAAAGAAATGCTAGGCGAACAAATGCAAAAATTACGCGATAAGATCGATCAACTTACAGAAGGCAAGAAGGGCGTTAAAATCGCGAAACATCCTAAGCCAGCAAAAGGTGCTAAGCCAGACTTTTTAGACATGGACAAAGATGGCGACAAGAAAGAGCCAATGAAGAAAGCCATTGCTGATAAAAAAGTTAAAGAAGGTTTTCCTACAGTTGACGATGCTAAAAAAAATTCACAAGGTACTGCTGGTATGAAAGCTGGAGATAAGAAAAAATCTTCCACAGGCGGGACAATTGAAAAAACTAAAACTGGTCTAAAGCATACTGCTGGTAAGAACTACAGTGGCAAGAGTGCTGAAGTTAAAGAAGGCAAGCCACACGCTAAAGATTGTGATTGCAAAGAGTGCATGATGCAAGAAGGTGCAAAACCAGATTTCATAGATGCTGATAAAGACGGTAACAAGAAAGAGCCAATGAAGAAAGCATTTGCTGATAAAAAGAAAAATCCTTTTGGCAATAAAAAGAAAGTTAAAGAAAGCGTATTCAAGCACAACGTTCGTTTTGTAAATGAAAGCGTCAACTTCCTATTGCAAGAAGATGAAGAAGCCAAAGCTAAAACAATTACAGCCGCTGGTGACATTGTTAATGACTACACTAGCTGGATGCAACGTGTTGGCCAATACCAAACTAAAGCTATCATTGAATTAGCAGACAGTATCCGTGCAGACTTTGGTCAAGCTGAAGCTGAAACATTTAAACAAGCTGTTGGTCCAGCTCTAAGTGCTACACTAGAAACACTAACACAACAACGTGAAGCAATCAGTGGCGCAGTAGCGGCATTGGCTGGCGGAGCGGCTCCTGCAGACCCAATGGGTGCAGATCCAATGGACATTGGTATGGAACCCGGCCTTGATGCCGCTGGTCCAGATGAAATGAATCCTGAGCTAGGTGGTGATGAGTTTGGCGCAAGCGATGCGGCAGTTGGTGGTGATGTAGCTGCCGGCCGTCCAATGCGTGAAAGCAAAGAACAACGTGTTAAGCGTAAACTAGCTGAAGCTCACAACTTAATGGCCAAGCTGTCTAAGTAATGAGATTATTTGAAGTTGATCAAGGGTCTGCTAGAGAAGTTCTAGCAGTACTCCAAGGACTGGCCAACAAAGACGGCAATACAAGTGAAATTCCATTCAAGGCTGTCCTTAATATCATACGTCCATTTGCATTAGGTATTGCTACACCCGATGGCCTAATTGCATTAAAAAATAATATTGATCCACAAGGTGATGTTATTCAAGACATTAAAGATGATGGTACTGTTATTTTAAAAACTACCGTTACTGACCCCAACAACCAAGAGGAGCCAGTAGCTTCACAAGGTGGCGGAACTGGTCCAGGTGTTGATCAAATGGCAAGTCATAACGCCAAATCTGCTATCAAATAGTTGCTATTTTAATTTGTACATGTTATAATTAGTAATATGTATACACCTCCCCCATTCGTAGAACGATTCCAATATAAAAACTGCAAACAGGTTAATGATCCTGTAACTCGAAAACGAGTTTATCTAACTCCTGACGGAGAAAGCCTTCCCAGTGTAACAACTATCCTTGGTGCTACCAAAGACATGACAGCACTGAACGAATGGAAGAAACGTGTAGGCGAAGCCAATGCCGCACAGATTACCAAAGAAGCCGCTGGTGTAGGTACTGCCATGCATGCCAACTTAGAACGTTTTTTAATTGGCGAACAGCGACAACCTGGCAATAACCCCGTTCATGTGCAAGCCAACAAAATGGCTGATATCATTATTCAAAATGGTTTAAGTAAAATGGACGAAGTATGGGCAATGGAACAGAGCCTGTACTTTCCAGGACTGTATAGTGGAACTACTGACTTGGTTGGTGTGTTTGAAGGTATTCCCGCAGTGTGTGATCACAAGCAGACCAACAAGCCTAAAAAAGCCGAATGGGTTGAAGATTACTATCTACAGTTGACAGCATATATCTTAGCACATAACGAAGTATACGGTACTGACATGAAACGTGGTGTTATATTCATGTGTAGCAGAGACTTTCAGTATCAGCAATTTGATCTTAAACCTGAGGACTTTAACAAGTATCAGGACATGTGGTTGTCAAAAGTAGAAGAATACTACACAACGGGGCTTAAGGGCTATAAACAGTTGCTTGGGTAATGAGCATAAATATCCTATAGAGGGGATATTTTAAATGCCTATTATTGAAATTGCAAAAATACAAGTACGTCGCGGACAGGAAAATCAAGGTCAAGTCCCACAATTAGCACCAGGTGAAATAGCTTGGGCAGAAGATACACAAAATCTTTACATTGGTAAGCGTATATCAGAAGGTGCAAATAGTGATGCTAACACACGAATCTTAACTGATAAAGATTTCACTAACATATTACAACAGGCAATCAGCGCCGCCTCGATTGGCGCTTCACAGAATTTTACAATTTCAAGCACTTCAACAGCATATAGACTTAAAAACTATATCCCCTATAATAATTTAGGGATTACTGGAACAACATATGCTACAATTAATCCAACGTTTGCTACAAAATTAGACAACTGGGTTAGCTTAACTGACTTTGCACCAGGTGGTATTTGGCCTCCTCCTATCAGTAACGACATTACCACTATCCTACAACAAGCCATTGGTCTAGTTGGAGTAACTCCAACACAGAATGGCGGTGGTGTTGTATTTCAAAATGGTACAATTGACATGCCTGTTAAATGGCAATACACTACTGCGGCAGTGCCAGCTGTCAGTAACGTGTCAACTATAACGGTATATACCACAGCAAATAATATAACGCTTAACACACAAGTTATTGGACCATCATTTAAAGCTGGAACATACGTTACTGGTTTAATTAATTCTGGAACAACTGCTGTTGTAACCTTAAGCACCGCAACGGTTGGTGTTCTTAATACTACTACTATTGCTTATACTTCACTGTATACTACTGCTACAGTTGGAACATCTACAGTAGTCCTTGTTGGTACTGGAGGCATATCTGTTGGATCGCAAATTGCAGGCCCTGGCTTTGACCCAACTACTACTGCTACGTCAATTACAATTAATGGTGGTAATGCTACTGTTGCGCTATCAACAAGAATGATTGCAACCAGTGCTGTTCCTTCAGGTACCGCAGTACAGGCTATTAATCCAGGCACACTAATTGAATTTATTAACTCACCAAAAGATTATACTTTTAATCCGCCATTAGGACCATTGGCAATTCAAATCCCAGCAGGTAACTGGACCATTAGTAGTCCAGTATTGTTACCTCCTTACACAACATTGATTGGTGAAGGTGCTAACATGACTACAATAACCTACAGTGGTATTATCAACAATGGTAACCCAATGTTTAAAACTGTAGACGCATACGGCATTCCTTTTGAAGGTTTGCAATTGGCCACTACTCCACCGTCAACACGTTATCAGTCACATACCTATGGAAAAAATCCAGGTAATGTTACAATTAAAAATATGACATTGTCTGTGCCTAATCCAGCCAGCACCCTTACAAACAACGCTATCGTAAGCCTAGACAACGCATCGAATGTTTTATTTGACAATGTTTACATTGGTAATATGAACAATGCTAGTTCAGTGACTAACGGTTTAGTAGTAGGTATTCAAATTAGAACTGATCAAACAGTAGTTAGTGATTATTCACTAGCACTTAGTGACAACATACAATTTAACAACTGCTGGTTTAACGGCATAACAGTTGGTATTAGAAATACAGGAACAGTGAATAGACCTATTGTACAAAATAGTAAATTTACATCATTGGTTAACGGAATACAGAGTTCAAACTTTATTAATCCGTCAATGATAAACGGCCTAGCCATTAACAATAGATTTGAAACTATTGCGCAAGAGGCTATAGTTATGGGCATTACCAATGCAGGAGCTTTTTCACCAAGTCTTCAACAAGAAACAAACTTTGTAAGTCAGAATAATTCATACATAAATGTTGGCAATTTATTCCAAGGCGAACTTAATCAGTATTCTCATGTAATACAAAACTGGGACAATGGGCTAGCATCAGTCAACGATTATTTTGATCGACAGTTTAACGTTGGCAGCACAGCCACTGTTAATACTCACTGGTTATCAGGAAGAATATCTGCTAAGAGCAATCTTGTTAATTCACAACAAGTGCCACCACTAAGTGGATTCTTTGCACAACCATCATATAGTTCAACCACTAGTCAGTATACACCAGTTTTTAATATTCCAATGAGCATTGGTAATACTCAAGTGGCGTTTATTGACTACAGCATAGTCAATGACAATCTATCTAGAAAAGGTAAATTGATAGTCAACGTATCAACTGCTGGCAACGTTTCTTTCCCTGATGGATGGGCTGATGTAAGCGACAGTTACACGTATTTTGACAGAGCAGGATTTGGAGTTAACGGAAACTATCAGTGGACCACTGACCTAGTACATGCTCAACCTGCTATTAGATTAGGCAACGTGTTTGCATATATTAATGGGTCATTACCCGTAACATATCAAACTGGCACTAATGCGCTGGATGTGTTGATGAATACACAGCGTTACTATTCAACAGCAACTATAACCAGTACTCCTACAAGTAATCAAGAAATAATTACACTACGGTCTGGCAATGACGGAAGGTATGGCGTTGGTACACAGGTGACATTCTCTACGCCATACGGTTCACCGCCAACATTTACTGACGGAACAAACACAGCAACATTACTAGCGGCGTCCTTTGCTGGCTTTGCAAATGAAGTGCTATCTTGCCAGTTTGCAACTGCTAGTGGTACACCAAAGACTATTGCTAATTTGACTACTGGCACTGCTATCATATTCCAAAATCCACCATTGATTACATGGGGTAGTGGAACTCCGCAGACTTTTAATTATTATGCCAAGCAAGATAATAATGTGACTTTATACAATCCATCATTTATTACATCTGCTACTATTGCAATTCATCGAAACAATCAAGATATTAATACCGCCACTATCACTGGCGAGTATACATATTCGGCCAATGGATTCAGTATATATCAATTTGGATTTACACCAACTGTGACTTCACAGATACAACCTAATGATCAAGTGTTTATTACCATGTATCCAAGTCAGTTTTATAACTATGTTACATTGACATTGTTTAATACTGATGTGAATACATTTAGCCCCACTACCGTAAAATACACAGTAGACTTTCTAACTTAATACATGTTCAAATTACCTCCAGACGATCGTATATCGTCCTGGGTCAGCCTTCGCACCCAGTTGGAAACTAGCGACAATCCATTTCAGACTGTAGTTGATTTTTGGCGTGACGCACCCTATGTGCCATATAATCGATCAGTAGATCAATATAATCAAAAATCATGGCCCACCCCTTGGGAAATGATTGACGATAATCGGTATGATGACTTTACTAGAGCTTTAATGATTGGTTACACTATTAAGTTTACCAATCGGTTTAAAAATTCTGTAATAAACATACGAACTTTAATAGACACAGACAAAAAATCCTGTTACAATATTGTTAGTATTGATGAAGAATGGGTATTGAATTTCAAAGACAACGAGCCAGTATTGCTCAAAGATATTCCAGATTCGTTTTTAGTAGAAAATATTACGGTCCTTCCGGATTCGTGGTAAATATCATTCTGCACAATTTAAAGAAGGGTAATTATGATCACAGTGGTCAAACGTAATGGGGAACGAGTCCCTTTAGACATTAGTAAGATACAGAGACAGGTAGCACACGCTTGCAACGGGATTGACAACGTCAGCCCAAGCATGGTAGAAATTAAGGCGCAGATTGAATTACACGACGGAATGACCACAGAAACTATCGATGAACTATTGCTCAAGGCCATGGTTGATTTGATAGATGAAACAGAAAACCCAGAGATTAACAATGTAAACTATCAGTATGTTGCTGGCCGTCAACGTGTCAGTATGTTGCGTAAAGAAGTATATGGTGAATACACACCACCCAAGCTGTTCAGTATTGTGCAAAAAAATATCGAAGCGGGCATGTATACCAAGGAACTGTTAGACTGGTATACAGAAGACGAGTGGAACATTATCGACTTGTTTGTTGACCATAGCAAAGACGAAGAATACACATTTGCCGCTATTGCTCAACTGGCCGAAAAGTACCTTGTACAAAATCGTGCAACAGATAAAATTTATGAAACTCCACAAGTTCGATATGCTATTGCCGCGGCAACAGCGTTTCATAATGAACCAACAGAAACGAGGTTAAAATATGTTAAAGATTACTATGAGTGCGCGAGTGCAGGCCATTTTACTTTGGCTACTCCCGTTTTGGCCGGCCTTGGAACTACTACTAAGCAGTTCAGTTCTTGTGTGCTTATTACTAGCGACGACACATTAGACAGTATCTTTGCCGCTGGCGAAATGATGGCCAAATATGCGTCTAAAAGAGCTGGTATTGGCCTTGAAATAGGCAGAATTCGCCCATTAGGTGCTCCTATTCGCAACGGAGAAATTAAACATACGGGCATGATCCCTTTTCTTAAGAAATGGTTCGCAGACTTGCGTAGTTGCAGTCAAGGCGGCATCAGAAATGCAAGTTGTACTGTTACATATCCTATTTGGCACTATCAGTTTGAAGACCTCATTGTGCTAAAGAACAATCAAGGTACTGAAGAAGTGCGGGTGCGTCAAATGGACTACAGCGTAGTGGTCAATAAGATGTTCTGGAACCGTTATAAGAACAATCAAACAATCACATTGTTTGACCCAGCTGAAGTTCCAGACCTATATGAAGCATACTACAGAGATAGTCAAGAATTTGAAAAGTTATATCTAAACTATGAGAAGCATCCGACAATTAAAAAGAAGAGTGTATCAGCAGATGAGATATTCAAAAACGGTATACTTAAAGAACGTACTGATACTGGCCGCATCTACCTTGTCAACATTGACAACGTCATCAACCAGGGCTCTTTTGATACGAAGCTTGACCCAATATATCAATCAAACTTATGCCAAGAGATACTTTTACCCACAAAGCCTTTCCAAAGAATTGAAGATCCTGAGGGACGAATTGCTCTTTGCACTCTTGGCAGTATAAACTGGGGTGCATTTACCAACCCGCAACAGATGCGCAAGGCATGCCGTGTATTAGTGCGTAGTCTAAGCAATTTATTAAATTATCAAGACTTCCTAAGTGTACAAAGCAAACTAGCCAATACAGATTTTGAACCTCTCGGCGTTGGCATTACCAACTTGGCCTACTGGCATGCTCGCAAGAGTTTCAAATATGGAACACCTGAAGCATTGGCCGAAGTTAAACGCTGGATGGAACACCAAGCATACTACCTTACTGAAACCAGTGTCGAGCTTGCCCAAGAAAGAGGCCCATGCGGACGTAGTCAGTACACTTACTATGGTAAGGGAGTATTTCCATGGGAACGCAGAAACAATGGAGTTAATGAACTAACAGATTTTGCTCCTAGTTTAGATTGGGAACCATTACGTGAGCGTATGAAGAAGTATGGTATCCGTAATGCCACATTGATGGCAGTGGCGCCAGTAGAGTCCAGCTCAGTTGTTCTAAACTCCACCAACGGAATTGAAATGCCGATGGAAATGATTTCTGTTAAGGAATCAAAGGCTGGATCGTTTGTACAGGTAGTACCAGAGTACAAACGACTAAAGAATCGTTATCAGTTGATGTGGGATCAGACTGACTGTGTTGACTATTTGAAAACTGCGGCTGTGCTGGCGGCCTACATTGACCAAAGTCTAAGTACTAACACATTCTACAATCCTGCACAATTCAAAGATGGTAAAGTGCCTGGCACATTGATTGCTAAGAATTTAATGTTAGCCTACAAATGGGGATTGAAAACTGTTTATTACAGCCTTATCAACAAGGTTGGATCTAAAAATGTTTTGAATACTCAAACCGATAGCTTAGTTGCGTCTGAACCTGTTACAGTATATGAAGAACTAGAAGATGATTGTGAGGCATGTAAACTATAATGTTAGAAACTATTTGTGAAGTATTGGAAGACGCTTACAAGCGTAACTGGATTACTAGCCGTGATGGCAACGTAAGTATACGACATCACGACCGCGATCACTTTTATATTACACCGAGCGGTGTGCGTAAGCAAACACTACAGCCAGACCAGTTTAAAAAGATTGGCATCTCCAACGATGGTTCTTATTGGATGGATTTAAAATATACAGACATTAGTAAGAATTTAACACCAAGCGGAGAGATTCCTTTACACTTTGGACTACAAAGAAACATGGGACAACACAACGGCGAAGTGCGTGTAGTAGTACATGTCCACCCAACATACTGTATTGCGGCCATGCATGCCGGTATTGACCTCAGCACTATTAGCGATACGTTTCCAGAACTCAATCGTTATACCAAGGTAGCACCCAATGTAGGAGATGTTGCTCCTATCAGCCAAGAGCTTGCAGATCAGTGCCATAAGAATCTCAAGTTGGATCATATGGGTAATATTGCCTACGATATTGTAGGAATTAAAGGGCATGGCGTAGTTGCCATTGATACTAGCCCGTGGCGTGCTTTTGAGCACATTGAGCGATTAGAACACATTTGCAAGATAGTACTTGCATCAGGAAAACACTAATATGTCAAAACAACAATACGATTTAAAAACACCTACAAATTATCTTAAACGAAAAATGTTTTTGGATGGTGCAGTAACAGTCCAAAGATTTGAAGAATACCGTCATCCTAAGATAGCCAAGTATGAGGAAACAGCACGTGGCTTTTTCTGGGTACCGGAAGAAATCAGTCTTACTAAAGACAAAATGGACCATAAGGATGCCAGCGATGCAGTTAAACATATCTTTACCAGCAACCTACTGCGTCAAACAGCACTGGACTCAATTCAAGGTCGAGCACCTAATCAAGTATTCAGTCCTGTTATTAGTATTCCCGAGTTGGAATCGCTAGTAAGCAACTGGAGTTTCTTTGAAACTAACATACATAGCAAATCATACAGTCACATTATTCGTAATGTGTATGGTGTACCTAAAGAAGAATTTAATAAGATCCATGATACTAGTGAAATTGTAGACATGGCCGCTAACATTGGACGTTACTATGAAGATTTACACACCCTTAACTGCCGTAAAGAATTGGGCGAAGAAATTCCTACATACGATCACAAGAAAGCGATTTGGTTGGCACTACACGCGAGCTATGCATTGGAAGCATTCCGCTTCATGGTATCATTTGCCACCTCACTAGCCATGGTTGAGAATAAGATCTATATTGGCAATGGCAACATTATCAGTTTGATTTTACAAGATGAATTGCTACACGCAGAATGGACTGCTTGGATCATCAACAACGTGTACAAAGATGATGCAGACTTTGTTCAGTTGTCAAGTGACTGTGCAGACGAAGTATACGCCATGTATATGGAAGTTATCAAAGAAGAAAAGACATGGGCCGACTACTTGTTCAAGTTAGGTCCTGTTATTGGTCTTAACGCAAATATTTTAAAAGACTTTGTAGACTATACAGCATTTACTCGTTTGAAAGATATTGGTATTAAGTACGCAGGTGAACATCCTAAGTCCAGTCCTATCCCATGGTTTAACAAACACGTTAACATTAATAAGAAGCAAACAGCTCTACAAGAAAATGAAAGTACTAACTATGTTATTGGAGTTATGAGTGACTCAGTTAGCTACGACGAACTACCAGATCTATAAGGAAAATAAAAATGACAACTGCGATTGTATGGAGTAAGTACCACTGCCCTTATTGCGATCAAGCAAAGGCATTGTTAAAACAAAAAGGCATCCCGTTTGAAGAAAAGAAAATTGGCGATGGATACACTAAAGAAGAATTGTTAGAAGCTGTACCTACAGCTCGTACTGTTCCACAAATTTTTATCGACGGAGCATTAATTGGTGGATTCACTGAATTAAAGGCTCACTTAAATGGATAACGAATTTGACAAAATAAAAGAGGCTTTGGATAAAATAAAGCCTGCTGAATTTGAATGGACCAGTGATTCTAAGGATATGGGAATCATTGCTCAAGAGATAGGCGATGTGTTAGAAGACACTATCATTATAGATACTTCGTTGTGGGGTTCTGGTACGATCAACATTAATTCAACATCAGGGCCATATACTATTGGTTCTGCTGGTTCGTATTTGTACAACGGTAGCAACGGGTCTTCGATGTGGAGTACCTCTGTGGGAACAAACACACCTAGTTTGAGTGTGACTGGTAATGCAGAATTTGACCAAGATGTAAAAATTAAAGGTATTAGTGTTTTGAAAACATTGGAAGAAATTAATCGTCGATTGGCTATACTAGTTCCAGATCCTGAAAAGTTAGAACACTTTGAAGCATTGAAGAAAGCCTACGAGCATTACAAAACTTTGGAAGCACTGTGTCAAGTGCCCGCCAAAGATGACAACTCCTAACTCAGCCAAGGGTCGTGATAGTTACGACTCGACCAGCACTGGTGCATTAATTCCGTTTTTAAATCGGAATGTAACTCCGTATGCTACTGAGGCAGGTAGTGTAAAATTTGAAATGGTTCCTGTTACTAAACAGAAGGACCTAATGATCAATCATGCTAGGATGTTTGCCCAGCAAGAATATGATCGCATTATGGAATTAGTTGCTGTACTAGAAAAACAAGCACAGCAAATAAAACGTAGATTAGAAGTTACTGATGCTGTCCATGGGGCAGTATATCAGTTTCAACCAGTAATGGGCAATATCTATTGGTTAGTATGGGACACACGAAAGCAACATACCATACTAACACAAATGGGACCAAATGATTGGAGCTCATCTGCTCCAGAGGATTATGAGTACATGGCACAGGTTAAGTATATGGGAGACCATACCTGGCTAGAATTAAATGAAAAGGACTAAAAATGTTACTAATAAATAAAGGATATAAGCAAGGGGATGTCGTTAGTTTGAAACTGGTCAACAGTGACGAAATCATTGCTGAATTTGAAAGCGAAACGGACAGCGAAATTAAAATACGTCGACCACTAGCATTGACTATGTCACAAGGCGGATTGGGAATGATGCCGTGGATGATTTTAGGTAGTGATGAATTTATCACCCTAAGTAAAAATCATGTCATGGCCATTAGTGCTAGTAAGAAAGATGCCGCTGATCAGTATACGCAAGGAACAACAGGAATCGCATTGAGATAATATGGCAAAAGAACTAGTACACACTTCGGCAACACTAACACTGGACCCAAGTCAGCTCTTTTCTATGAAAGGGATTTCGGAGACTCTTTTTAAGATAACTCCTAACGACCCATCATTGAAAGTTATTGGTGTAGACTTTACACTGATTGGATTACAGTGTAAAACCATTGGTATTATTGACCCAGTTAAAGAATTGCAAGAAGCGGCGTCTAGGATTTATGACTATGCTATGAAGGCCATACTGCAACCTATTTGGACTGCACTATACAGTTTGTATAACGCATTAAAAAGATTTGGGCTTGCAATTATAGATCTTAAATTGCCTGTACTAAATTTACATATTAGTGATTTGTTTAATCCAAACTTGTATGAGACTGTAGAAAAAGCTGTCAAAGGTCTTTATAAAACAGCCAAGGATAAAATTATTGCGATACTAAACACATTGGGTATTCCATGGCCTTTGTTTAAAAATATCAACAGCCCAGAAGAAGAAATTCGCTATATCATAAAACATATCTGTGCAAGTTTGTGGGATCAGTTAATGAAAAAAATTAACTTGATTAAAGACTTGATTCAACAAGGTTTAAGAATTTGGGATCTTATTGTTTATAAAACAGTGGTATGGAGTGAGGTTTGGAAAGAAACAATTAAGTCAGTATTAAAGACAGTATTGAACTATCTCAACAACCCGCCCAGTATTGCTGACATTAAGAACTACTTAGAAAAATTTGCCAAAAAAATATTGAACAAAGTTGAAGTCACAGCCAAAGACATTTTGAACGTGATTAAGAATTTTGAAATTAAACCTTTTGGTAAACCATTTGATTGGGTGTTCCCAATTAATCCAAAAATTAACTTCCCAGAAGTAGACTTTAATCAAATACTGGCTGATATTAAATTATGGCTTAATAATTTTGTTATGAATTTGATACAGGCATTCATTAGAATAGTTAAAAGAATTCTAAGTATATTTGGAATCACTATTAACATACCCAAAATATCAATTCCCATCTCAGTCTGCGCCTATAAATTTACCTAATTGTGTCAACGAAATTTAAGCCTTAGGCGTTAAATATATATGTCCAAGAAGGTAAACCTACATAGTAGGTTGCTAGGGTGAGAGGCCCTAAGGGTAGGCGGATCCCGTTCATGCTTTTTGGATTCCGTCATACATTTGGAGATAGCTATGAAAAAAGTTCTTATATCTTTGGCATTGTTAGTGGTAGCAGGTACAGCCAGCGCACAGTGGCATCATCACGGTGGTTATTATCGCGGTGGATATGGTGGCGGTTGGGTTGCACCGTTAGTCATTGGCGGCGTAATTGGTTACGAAATAAATCGTGCAAACCAGCCAGTGGTCATTCAACAACAACCACAAATCGTATATACACCTCCACAACCGTATGTGCAAGCCCCTCCTCCAGGTTACCACTGGCAAGAAATGGCTGACCCACAAACTGGTGTTCGTAGAATAGTAGCAGTTCCAAATTAAATTTGACATTGTACGATAAATATTGTACAATATAAGTTATTGCTGTATGAAGCAGAGAAAAAAGTGTTCTGGACGCGGGTTCAACTCCCGCCTGGTCCACCATTAAGTATACTCCGATCCGAGTATTCTGGAAGCAAGGCGAAAGCTGAGTGTACTTAATAATGGGCCAGCCATGGTTTCGACAGGGCAAAGAGTATTGAAGTGGACAGCTCGGCAATGTGAAAGCCGTTAGGATTGGGGTGACCCGGTCGTAGAAGCAAAACCTATAGACGCAAACGATGAAGTTTACGCATTAGCGGCCTAAAAACCGCTTAGGGCAGGAAATGCCTCGTAACAGAAACAACCAAACCCGCTTCGGCGGGTTTCTTTTTATCAGTGTTTTTACTTATATAAAAACCACCCATTATCGTAGTAATATTTTTGTAATATGTAAATATTACTACAACAGAGGGAGGCGATACTATGTATAAGCGAACCAAGAAAATGTGTCATTTGGAGAATCCTCCAAACACATGAGTTGTAACAATCACTGTTGAATTCTATACGGGACATGCCCGCACTCTTAGCCCTGATTCGTTAGGGCTTTTTATTTGACTGATGTGTCAACTTGTTGTCATGGTTAGG